GGGATTGCTACTTTAGGTTCTGCGTAATATGGATGATCTTGATAAACAATTAATTGAATATATAGAAGATTTTGAGGTATTTGCTAAAGAATGTGTTGTGATTAGAGATCATGATACCTCAATGTTGTTGCCATTTATATTTAATAATGGTCAGAAAATTCTTCATGCAATAGTTGAGAAGCAAAAGAAAGAGAAGGGGTATGTTAAACTTCTTTTACTTAAGAGCCGACGGTTTGGCGGATCAACTTATGTAGAAGGTCGTTATTATTGGAAGGCTTCAATGAATGAGAATAGGAATGTGTTCATTGTGGGTCATGAAGAGCGATCGACTGCCACCCTATTTGCAATGGCTAAACTCGCCCAGGAACGTAATCCAATTGCTCCTGCTACAAGAAAGTCAAATGCACAACAACTGATTTTTGATAATGCTAAAGGTACTGGTCTTAAGAGTCAATATGAGTTGGCAACTGCACGAAATCTGACAGCTGGGCGTTCGCAAGGTATTCATTACCTACACTTTTCAGAAGAAGCTTATTATGAACACGGTGGTGAGTTACTTGATGGATTAATGGCATGTGTACCAATGCCTCCAGCAGAAACAGAGATTATTCGAGAAAGTACAGCACAAGGATATGGTAATACTTTTCAAGAAGAAGCGTTTAAATCGTATATGGAAGGTCAATATCCATATTATGAACAAGATGGTGTTATTTATGCATGGTATAATCCCAAGACAAATTGGGTAGTAGTCTTTATTCCTTGGTTTGTACACGCACGTTATACGTTGGAATTTGATTCGGAGCAGGAGAAAACAGTATTTACAAAAGCCATAACAGAAAAGGTATTTGATGTTGAAGAATCGATGTGGATTGATTCAGAGGCCTTACAATTAAAGCGACAATATAACTTAACGTTAGAACAACTACATTGGCGTGAGTGGGCTATTGAGAATGTTACTCGCGGTAATCTTGATAAGTTTCATCAAGAGTTTCCAGCTACATTTGAAGAGGCTTTTCTCTCATCAGGTAATAATGTATTTCCTAAAATACTGTGTGATGATGTAGAAAAGGGTTGTGAAGAGCCAATTATTATTGGTGATGTTGCTGTACGTGGGAGTAAGACAATTATTCGTACAAACAAACATGGACACTTTTCGGTTTGGGAACGTCAGACAGATCGTGAATCATACTTCATGACTGTAGATGTTGCAGGTGGAAAAACAGAGAAGCATAAGAAAGAAAAAGTAGAGCCAGATTATACTGTAATAGATGTATGGAATCATCGAACAGGCGTTCAGGTTGCACAGTGGCACGGGCATATTGATTATGATTTGATTGGCGATCTTGTTGAAATGATTGGAAAAATGTATGATCATGCGCCAGCATGTGTTGAATTAATGAATCATGGTTATACAGTTGTCGCAGATTTAGAACGATTGAATTATCCTATGTATGAGTCAAGGCCACGAAAACCAGGATTTATGCCTACTCGAACATCTAAACCAAGAATGGTTGATGATTTATATCGTTTTGTAAAGAGTGGTGAAATACAGATTAGATGTAAACAAACTGTTTCAGAAATGAGGACGTTTATTGAGGAAAGTAGGACTTTTAGTGCTGCATCTGGATGTAAAGATGATAGGGTAATTACGGCAGGGATGGCAGGTCAAATGATGCTTTTATTACCAAAGAAATTTAGAAAGTTAAGACGACGAAGTATGCGAGTTAAATTTGGGAATTTCGCACGTAAGGGACAATAAGGAGATTAGCACGTGGGGGCAAATACAACTAAAATAAGTGGTAGTACTATATCAATAGTACCACATTCAACATTTGATGCAGATTGGTTGTGGGATACAGAATTATCTGAGCATAGTCATATGGGTGGTATATGGATTACCGCAATTCAGTTTAATCCGTCTACTGCAAATGATATTATGATTGTTCATAATGGAAGTGATCTTGATGGCGCACCACTGTTTCATTCAGGAACAGTGCCAACTATTGATCCTAAAATAAAATACTTTAACCCACCTAAATACTGTACGCCTGTGATTGATGCATCAGATTGTACATTAACAACACCAGAAACTTGTTTGGTAACTATTGAGTTATATTAAAATGCCTAAACCTAGAAAAAATGAAACACGATCCGATTTTGTTCAAAGATGTGTACAACGACGAAGGCAAGAAAAGCAAAAAGAAGATGTAAATCAGAGTATTGCAATTTGCTATAGTATTTGGAAGAAGCGACATAAAAAGGAGAAGAAATAACTATGGTTGATAAAACAGAAATGTCTGCTTCTGCGATAGAACGGAATGGGAAATTTAAACATTTGGTTGAACACGCATTAGATTTATTTGATCAGTTTGAGCAATCAGAATATCGGCAAACAAAACTAGAAGAAATAAAAAAGACAATTAAGATTTACGCACAGAAGGCTAATAAAGCGACATTTCCTTGGGATGATGCTTCTAACGTAATATTACCAATGGTAACTATTACAGTTGATAATTTAGAACCAAGATTGTGTGCTGCATTAACAGGTAAACTACCAATTGTTCAGTTTACTACTGATGGTGAATCTGATCCTGTTGTAGAAGCATTAGAGGGATGGTTTAATGATGAATTAAATCAGACTGTTAATATTGGACATGTTGCTAGGACAACTATCCACAAATTGTTGACAGAAGGAACTGTTTATCCGATTGCTTCATATGATGAAGAAGAACGGTTATGCTCTGATTTTCTTTATGATGAACAGGGTAATATCATTATTGGTGAGGATGGGCAACCCCAAACTACGGAATATAGTAATACGATTTTTCAAGGTGGTAAAGTAGATTTTGCTGAGTTCAATGATATATTTGTTCCAGATCAAATTATTGATTGGGAAAAAACTGATATTATTCGACGCGTACGCCCTACATATGGGGAGTTGATGCGGGTAAAAGATAACTCTGGTTATATGAACATTGGGCCATGGTTAATTAATGAGAGTGTTGATGAATTAGATGAAGATGCACAATCTCCAACACAAGAACTTATTAATGCAAGGGTTACCGGAAAAGAAACAATTGAATGTTTAGAGTGTCATTTATCTTATGTGTATCGTAAAGAAGATGAAAAGGATGCGGATATAGATGATTGGACAGAAGAGCGTATAATAGCATTAATTGCTAAAGATAGTAAGGTGCTCATTCGGCTTGTTCTTTTACGTGATATTAATTTTCAGAATGAGCATGTAATTAAATGTCATCGATTATTTCCTGAACATGGTCAGGCATATGGTACAACGATTTATGGAAAGATGCAAGCTATTCAAGATGGCGCCAGTGATCTCTTTAATTTGGTGATCAATGTTGCTACAATATGTATGATCCCATGGTTCTTGTACTCAGACAAAGCAGGATTTGAGGATGAACCTGTTATATCTCCGGGTAAAGGCATTAAAGTAGATGAGCCTCGAGAAGTAGCCTTTCCAAAATTTAATATTCAGCCTGGGGCATATATTCAGTTTATTGAAATATTTATGTCTTTGTGGGAACGTCTTGGTTCAATAGGCGACTTGCAATTAGGCAGACCCTCTGAGCAACGAAAGAGTCAGACTGCAACAGAAACAATGGCAGTTATACATGAAGGTAATATAAAACATAATTATCAATCTCAGAATATTAAAGATGAGTTTTTAGGATTGTTAAAAACTATATATGATATGTATTATCAATATATGCCATTTGATACACAAATTACACATAAGGGACAACCTATTCAGATACCAAGACAAATGATGCGTCGGCCAAATAAATTCAGGTTAACAGGAAGTACAGATCTTAGTAACAAGATGCTTGAGATGCAAATGAATGAGCAATTTTATGGGATGTTACGTCAAGATCCTATTGTAAATCCTGTCTCTTTGGTGGGAGATATCATTAACACGCATAAGCCAGAATCAACACCTGAAAAATATATTGCCCCACAGATCAGTCAAATGTTGGCTGCTATACAAGAGAATCCAGAAATACCACAGGTTGTTATGCAATACTTACAACAGAAGATGACACAGCAAGAGGGACAACAAGGACAGTCACAGCAAGGGTAATTTATGAATGAGTTTTTAAAATGTGCAGAATTTAAAGTATTTTATGAGAAGCAGATTGAAGCAATGGTTGAATATATGTTACCACTAATGTTTAGAGGTAGTGTAGATCTTGCAGAGATGAAGGGAGCAATGGGCTTGGCTAGAAAGATAATTCTTTTACCAGAACATTTAGGTGATGAAGATCATTATATGAAGCAACTGACTATCGAAGGTTTTAGAAAATTTCAAACAGAATATGTACGTAAATATATATTTGAAGAATAAGGAACTTTATAATGGGTGAAGAATTAGAAACCACGGGAATCGATCCATCCTCGGAAGAAATGGATTTGACCGAAGAAGACTTTGATGTGGATGCTCTTGGTGCATACGCTGAAGGCTTTGAAGGTAATTTAGATGTGGAAGAAGATGATAAAGATATCCAGCCTGAGGTTGCTGCGGAAGAAAATCCTCCGGTAGAGCCAGAAGAAGGTTTGCCAGAAAAAGAAGATCCTGAACCAGTAGTTGATGAGGCTACTGAGAAGATTACTAATTTAGAAAAGCATGTTGCTGATCTAAACAGGGCTTTGCACCTTGAACGAAAAGCAAAGAAAGAATTAAAAGCACAAAAAGAAGATAAACCGGAAACTGCCATATCCCCGGATCAGTTAAAGAAGTTATTTAAAGAGCATGCAGATGATACCGATACGCTATTCGATCTTGTAAATTACATGGTGGAACAGGGTACAGTAAAGGGAAAAGAAGCAGCAGTTGACGCTACAGAATTATCCAGGCGTAAGCAAGTACACGATAATTTTGTGTATAATGCATGGCCTGAATTAGCAAAAGATGATTCAGAACTTCGTACACAGGCTGATACTGTAAAGGGCACATTGGGAATTGAGGCACATCCAATGGGTGATTATTTAGCAATGGGAGCAATACTTGTGGATCAGTTACCTAATATTCAGAAAGAATCATATGAGAAGGGTAAGGCAGACGCATTAAAAGAAAAGGCAAATAGTCAGCGTAAGAAGACTATTAAAGATAATTCATTAACATCTTCTGGAAATGCGATAAAACCGACTGATGGTAGTGGTGGTGCAACACCAACACAACGAGAAACTATGGATCGTTTAGATATGAATCCAGCACAGCGGAAGATTTACCTCAGGCTTATGAAGAAAGGTAACAAATAATGACTGAAAATAAATTAGTAGAAGAAGTAAAAGAAGTAATGGCGCCTACTCCATTAACGCCAGAGGAAGTGGCCCTTGCTAAACGAATTGCAAATCCTGACCGTGAGTGGGAAATTATTACAGAGGAATCTATATTAGATTATTCACTTGCAGAAGATCCGTATAAGCTTCCTAAGGAGGCTGCTGAAATGCAAGAGGGTGGTAAGTTTGCTTTTCGTTGGTGTGAAGCAACATCTAAACGTATAGATCAATTACGGACATTAGATGCACCTGCAAAGTGGTGGATTTGTAATGCCGTAAATACACCATTTCTTACAAAGCATGTTGATCCAGTTCATGGTGGTGTTCAGAAATTGGATCAGATATTGTTGTTCAAACCGTTTTGGATGCATGTAGCATATCAAGAAGCGAAAATGAAAATTGCTAAAACTAAAGATGATGCGGGAGATATAAAAAATAAGGATGGTCTTCGTGAAGAGTGGGGGGAATGGCGATCCGGTGATAGGCATAAAATTGGAAATCGAGATCAGGTTATGGCTGATTTTGAAACTTATGAAGAATAAGTAGAGGAGATAATTTAGTATGGGAACAAATGTTGACAGGCCCTTTGGGTTTCAGGTATATGGGGAATTGTTAAGAACAAATCTTTATGTAGTAACAACTGCCCCTGTAATTAATGTTTTTCATAATGATATAATTATTGCAGAGGGTAATTTTCTTTCAACACCATATGGATATATGACAACTATTGCAGATGCAGCAATACCGGCGTCAGCTGCCCCAGCATTGGGATCAGTTGTATCTGTATTTGATGAAAATATGTATCCTGTAAAATATATAGCAGCAACACGGGTAGGGGCCGGTGGAGTAGCTGGTTATGTGCTTATTGCGGATCATCCTATGCAGTTATTTCTTGCACAAGAAGATGCCGATGGTAATGCCATTGATCTTACGGATGGTTCAATGAATGCAGATATTATAGCTACTACACTTGCTTTAGGTAATACGGCAAGTGGAATAAGTAAGATGGAGATTGATTCAGATTCCGCAGGTAATGGTGCTGCACTGATGGTTAAATTGGTTCATCCGTATATGTATGATTTACCAGCAACGGATACGGATGTGGGATGCCGATATATCGTTCAGATCAATGAGCATTATTATGGTGATACTATTGCAGGTATTGCATAGTATTAATAAAATATAAGGAGGAATAATAATCTATGTGGACAAGGGCAAGGTTCGCTGATGAACTAGTTCCTGGACTTTTTGCAGTATCTATTGATACATATGCAATGCTTCGTGTAAAAAGTATGTGGAAGGAATTGGTAACATCAAAGACAAGTAAAAAGGCAAAGGAAGAGGATGTTGAGAGAAGTGGCCTCACTCGGCCAGTTCTTAAGGCGGAAAGTGCGCCCGTAACTTATGATACTCAGATTGCAGGTGCAAAACAAACGTGGGTTCCTGATGTATATGCACTTGCTGTACGGATTTCAGAAGAAGCTATTGATGATAATTTGTATGAACTGAATGGTGGTGGAGGCGGTGGTCTTAGAGAAATTTTCTATGATCTTGGTGAAGCCATGAGTGAGAATGAAGAGGTGTTGATGGCACGCTTCCTTGTTAATGGAGCAGCAACAACTTATCATACAACTCGTAATGCAAAAGCTCTTTTTGCAACTGATCATCCTCGTTTAGACGGAACAACATTTTCAAATAAAGCAACAAACGCTGATTTAACCTACACTGCTTTTTGGGCAGCTCTTGTAGCTGCTGAAAATCAGTTGGGATATACTCAGTATAGAGTGGGGAAAGACGTTAATAAATTATGGATTCCTCCGCAGTTAGAGCGTCAGGCATTAGAAATTCTTAAATCTACAGATCGTCCTGATACTGCGAATAGAGCCGTTAGTGCTTATGCACAAAGCGGTCGTAATATTAAATTGGCAATATGGCCTCATCTTACAGACATAGATGCATGGTATTTACAGTTAAGTGGGGAGGGCATTGTTTACTTTAATCTTCGTAAAACCCGGTTTGCCAAGGAAAAGGATTTCCAGACTGGAGATATGATGGTTAAGGCTGATCAGAGATTCTCTGCTGAAATTAAAGATCCTCGCTGTTGGTACGCAAATATTCCAGCATAGCTAACTGCCCCTTGAAATATAGGGGCATCATATATAAGGAGTTATAGATGTTAACAGATTATCCGAATGGTATCACAAGTTTTGGGGTGCCTGTTCTTGGAGCGTTGGGGCATGATGTCACAACGGGGAATATTTTCTTTGTAGATTCTGGTGTTGGGGCTGATACAGGTTCATCTGGTAAAGATGTAGAATCACCTTTTGCGACTATTGATTATGCAGTAGGTAAATGTACTGCTGATAATGGCGATGTTATTATTGTAATGCCTGGACATGCTGAAAATATATCAACAGCTACAAGTCTTGTCGTAGACGTAGATGGTATTAAGATTTTAGGTGTTGGCCATGGTCTGACCAAGCCTAAACTGACATTCACAGCAGCAGCTGGAACAATAAGTATAACGGGTGCTAATGTGCATTTTGAGAATTTTTATCTTTATGCAAATTTTGCAACAGGCATAACTACTGGTATTACACTTGGTGCTGCTGCTGATGGTGCAGTTCTCAAGAATATCAGGATGGAAGAGGCTGCTAATACAAAAGAATTTTTGATTGGCGTTAGTGTTACAGCAGCTTGTCACAATGTTTTGATTGATGGATTTGAGTTCTTTGGTGTAACAGGTGGTACTGATTCTCAGTGCATTATATTTGTAGGTGCCTCTAATTTTTCTATCGTAAAGAACTTTAAAATCTATGGTGACTTTTCAGGTGCAGCTATTGATGCTTTAACAGCAGCATCTACATTTATGACAATCAGTAATGGTATAGTTATTAATGATGATGTTACTGCTGGTCTTTCTGTTTCTGTGAAATCAGATACTACAGGTATGATGAATGATCTTCGTATTGGTCAGTTGAAGGATACAGTTGGTCCTGCTGGTGCAGCGATGTGTTATGGAGAAGTTTATGTTACTAACGCAGTTGCTGTACAGGGTATATTAAAACCAGCAGCGGATACATGATTTATTTTATTATTTATTTTCTTTTATCGCGCCCCTTTGTGGGGCGCTCTCTTTATTCTTACCCTTACTTCTGCCATTAAACCTTGGGTTAACTTAAATATGACTATATAATAAGCATTAAATATCTAAATGTCAAATCGGAGGTATTTTGATAATCGAACATCATACATGTGATCAACCAATGGCAACCGGAACCCACAAGAGAGGATCCGGTTCAGCTTCATTAGTTAATCCAGGACAAAATTTTAAATCATGTGGTATTAGAATTGGAATGCCGATTTTGAACTTGACACAGGTAACCGATGGTTTGATAACAGCAGTATCAGAAGATGAGGTTACTGATGATACGAATACTTGGGATACAGATGATGAATACGAAATTTATGTCCAAACAAAGGATAGTGCAATATCTTCTATTGTTATTGACAAGCGCTACGGACGTAAGACCGATCCTGATTTAATGGGTGATGACGATCTTCGTCCAGAGGATCGAGATCTTGATGAAGATGGTGAAGATGTATTTGGTCCCAATCAACCTTCAAGGAGTCACAAATAATGATCGTAATCACAAAGAAAATCCCATGTGGATTTAATGAGACAATCACACTCAAGCCGATCTTTGACGTTCATTTAGGTAGTAAATACTGTGATGTTGATGCATTCAAAAAGTTTTTGGGCCCAGTAGACCCTAATACATACTATTTCAGTGGTGGAGATTTGATAGATTCCATCGTGGTTACCGATAAACGATATGATAAGCATGGTGATATTACAACGTCTGATGCAGTAATTGATGATCAGATTGATATGGCATATGAGATTTTGAAACCATATCGAAAACAGATTATTGCAATGGGCAATGGTAACCATGAAGCTACTGTACTGAAACGGTGCGGAACAGATCCTACTAAACGGATATCCAAAATGCTTGGTTGCCCCCCAATGGGGGTTTCCGGAATTATTAAACTCGTATTGCAGGGGGATAAAAAATCAAAACAGAGTCGTACTATAATCGTCAGATGGCATCACGGCTACGGCGGGGGAACAACAACTCGGGGTGGCCTACTTACAAAATTCTCCAGAGAAGCCCTTTATTGGGATGCAGACCTCTTCCTTTTTGGGCATGTTCATCAAAGACAAATGGACAGAATACCCGTCAATCGAATAAAAGGAAACAAGGTTATTCTACAGCCAAAGATTATAGTTATTTGCGGAACTTTTTTAAGTACCCATGCAAATAATACAGACAATACTTATTCAGAGAATGCAGGGTATCCTCCGGTTGAGATGAATGGTGTAGATATACACATAACCCCGAATAAAGAATTTGCTGACATAAAGGTGATAATATAACATGGGCGCAGCAAGAACAGTTACAACAACTACAATTAAAACTGATGTTCGGTATGAATTACGGGATGAAGATAAAGTATTATATTCCGATGCGGAATTACTTGCCTATATCAATAAATGTCTTGAAATGACATATGAAATTCTTGTTTATGAAAAGTCAGAATTAATACGAACTGGAACAGGAACGGTTACCACTGTGGCTGGAACGCAAAGTTATGCGCTTGCTGATAATACAATGGGTGACCTATGGGTTCCACATCGAATATGGGTTGATACATATGAACCTATGGATTGGTGTGAAGAGGAAGATCTGTATGATACTATAAATGAAGAAGAAGCAGGTAATACTAGCCATAGATCGCAACCAGATGAATACTGTATAGTAGGGGACTACCTTTGGTTTAAAGAAGCTCCTGATGATGCGTATACTGTTAGGTTAAAGTATTTTCCAAACTTTATTCCACTGACAACAGGTGGGACGATGCCATATAAAAATCTGTTTAATCAAGAAATTATTGAGGGCGTAAAATTACTCGCTAAATATCGAAATGAGTTGGATGTTCAAATTGAAAGTATACTAAAAGATCTGTTTCAGAATAGAGCATTAAAGATTATGAGGATGAGACGCACAAAAACAATAAAAATAACACCCAAGTGGAAGTGATTATGTGGAGAAGAATAGCACAAGCACAGCGCAGACAGAGTCAGCAAAGCGCTATAAGTTTTCAGGGATTCCCACACGGACTAAATACGTCTGTTCCAGCAACACAAATACGTCAGACGGAATGTGCTGCTCTGATTAATTTTAAAATTAATCGTGGTGGCCAATTAGAATCAAGATCCCCGATTACCAAATATAATTTAACAGCTACCACAAGTAATTCCCCCGTTAAAGCATTTATTCGGGCACCTATAGGGGGGACAAATTATGAACTTCTTGTTGATGCTAATTATAAACTCTATTATAATAATTCGGGAACGTTAACACTTATTGGCACACTGGAAGGTGATGCCGAAATAGTCGCCTATAATGGTGTGGCTATTTTAATGGATGGAAGTTATTTAAAATACTTAGACGGTATTTCAAATATTAAAATAGCTTATGATGATGGAACAGGAACATCTGGTTACCAATTTAGAAATAGTGCAGGTTCAGATGATTCTAATTTAGCACTTGGTAATGGCACGAATACTAGGATAGCTTATAAATTTACATCACAAACATTTACAGCTGGATACACAATACCGCCCACAACAGTAACAGCAAAATTATCAAAAAATGGTAATGGTTATACCGGAACAGATGATCAAGATGTTATAATTAAAATTCGATTAGTAGCTGATAATTCTGTGTTAGCTACTCGTACATTAGTAGCAGCGCCATTAAACACAAACGTTTCTGATACGGCTACTGAATATTCAACTACATTTGTTGCTGGTGATATTGCTAATGAGTTAAGCCCAAATGTGTCATATTATTTTTCAGTAGAATATGCCAATGGTGATGCTTCCCATTATATTAAATGTCATTGTACTGATGTGGCTGCTGGTGGTTTAGGATATCATTATACAGGATCATGGTCTGCTGATACAGACAAGAATCCTATTATGAGTTTGCGCCCAGGTATGCCTCCCAAAGCAACTTTTGGTACTGTATCAACCTCAAGACTTTTTCTTGGTGGAGATCCAGATAATCCTGGATATATCTGGTACAGTAACCTTACACATTTAGATTGGTCAACTTCGGATGGTGGTGGGTATGTTGGTGCAGTAGATGAAAACAAAAATAACTATGAGATTGGTGCGATTGTAAATCTATATGCTGAATTATATGTGTTTGGTACACAAGCACAACCCTATCTTTGTAAATTAACAGGGACATCACCCACTGATTATGCATTACCGGTATTATTCCAACGAGTATGGGCAACACATAAAACAGCAATGTCCGTAATTAATGATATTTTCTTTACATCAGAAGATGGTGCCGACGCCATATCAGGCGTGACTGAGTATGGTGATTTGAGAACATTTTCTGCATCTGATCCAATATATAATAGGATTATAGATAATTGGATAACTGCTGATGCATTTGCAGCATACTATCCGATTGATGGTCAATATATGCTTTGTATGCCTGGGCATCATCGTGTGTTGGTATCTCACGTTAAGATACCCACAACGAATCCAGAACAAGTGGGTGTGCGATACGCTTGGGCAGAATATGAATTGTATTTGCATGAATTAACAAGTAGTGTGTATAAATGGACACTTAAATCTGGTGAAACTGATATTTATCGATGTGAGATTGCAGCAGGTGGCGATCCTTCATTCGATGTACAACCTGATGTGATAATTAAAGGTGGTCAGAAATGTACTAACCAAGCAGTAATTGGTAACCTAGAAGACCACCAATGGTTTTATGGTGATGATGATACCCTAGGATATGACACAGTGTATTTTAAGGATGCTACAGGCGATCCTGATACATCTGGTATTATTTTGAAAACAGTATTGGTCCCATCGTGCTTTGGTAATTTTTGTGGTGAATTTTTTATTGGTGGTAATGATGGCTACATATATAAACTAGATTCTTCTGACTACAAGGACCAGAGTATTATCCATGTTGATTCTAAATTTGCCAGCGCGTATATCACCATGCCATTTACAAGCGCCAATTTAACTGATATGCAAATTATTGCAAGCTCTAAGGGTGGTGCATCTGTTTCAGCCAAATTTTATACAAATGGTGCAGAAGCTCATGATTTAGTTTCATATGCATTAGATGTATATGATGGATTAACAGTCGACGAAGCAATGATGGATGTGGATGATGCACTATTTCTAGTAGAATCTTCTACAGCACCTTTGTTTAAGAAAATAAATATTAATGCATGGTCATTTCAAATATATATTAATGATGTAGTTTTAACAGGATGGCCATTATATGTTAATGGTATGATGGTTAAATTCAGACCATTGAGGATATGATATGGCACAAAGTACAATATTAGGGTCAGATACAGTTAAAGATGCATTAAAAACAAAAGTTAATGCAAATGATACTGAATTATATACAGATGTCGCAGCATTAGAAACTGAGATAACAAATGCTAGAGATGGTGAAGCAAATCTATTAGCAAAGCAGGATGCTCAAGACGTGTTTATAGCAGCGTTAGCTGCTGGTTCCGGTGTAGTTATTTCATCTAATGATACTACTGTTGGGTTTGTGAATGGTAAATTACTTGCAGGGGAAAATATAACATTTACTGAAAACAATGATGGTGGGGATGAAACAATGACGATTGCTTCCGAAGATCCTATACCTGATATATTACTGTTTGGGGGTATGTAATAATGGCAAGGGTATATAAACGTTTAGGTGCTACAGTAGTAACTGCTGATACGGATACTGCATTATATACAGTACCAGCAAGTACAGAAGCAATAGTCAGTGAAATCACAATCTGTAATATAGGGGCGACACAAAGAACATTTCGGTTAGCACATGTTGATGGTGCTATTGGGGCAATTTCTAATGAGGACTATAAATACTATGATGCTACATTAAACCCAAATAGTTCATTAGTTTTAAATATTGGTTTGGCAATGGCAACAACGCATACATTATTGGTAAGAGCAAATCACGCAGATGTTGTTTTCTCATGTAGTGGAGTTGAGGTTACATAATGGCTGTTAAAAGATATCCTGCAATAGATACTATGCCTTTTGGCGGTACTGGTAAAGATGGTGCCTTTGATCCCCAATCTAATTATGATTATTCCGATAGTGAAGGCTCTTGGATTGTGAAAGAATATGCATCGGTAAACATTGATAATGGAATTATTGTTTCTACAACAAATCGTGTCAAAGGTTTGATAATGTTTGTTCGTGGAGACGTTACAATCAATGGCGAAATCGATCTTGACGGTAAAGGATATGGTGCTGATGATGGGGATATAATCCCAAACTATTATGCTAACTATTTTGAATCAGGCATATTGAAAAATGCTATAATGGAAAAATGTGCTTCCATGATAGGCGGTGATGGCGGTGGCGGTGGGGGAGGAGGATATAGAACTGCTACAGTGACATATGATGCTTTAGCTGCTGGAGACAAAGCAGGAGGGGCAAGTAGAAATCCATCTTCGGGTGGAGATCATGATGCTGTTGGTTGGCAGTCAGGATTAAGTAAGGGAAACACACATATTAACCTTGGTGGTACTTTTAATGCAAATGCTTACTCTTCTCAAGGTACTTCACGTGCTGGTAATGGTGGCGGTGCTTATAAAGGGATAAAGAATAGCGGTGGTCATGGAGGCGGTGGTGGCGGTGGTAGTTTTACCACTAGCACTGGTAGTCATGGGGCTAATGCAACATTATCGGTTAAGGGTGCTTTAGGTGCTAAAGGACAAGGCAATTGTGGTGATGGTGGAGTTAGTGGTTATGCTAGTAGTAGTCTTATAATTATATGCGCTGGTAATTTAACATTTGGTGCTACTTGTGATGTGAGTTGTAACGGTGAAAATGGAAGCAACGGTGAAAATGCTGATAGTGCTACTTATGGGTCTGGTGCTGGTGGAGGGGGCGGTGGAGGGGGCGTGCAGGCTTATTTATACCAGGGGGCACTTTCATTGGATGGTGGCGCTGCACGGACAGTTGCGGGAGGTACAAAGGGATTAGGGGGTACTGTTGGTGCCGTTGGTACAGATGGCGGCGATGGCTCAGTTGGGACCATAGTTACACAGCAAATTCCAAGGAGTTAGTATGCTATTAAAAGATTTTTTACAACCATATTACTCTGATTATCAAGCATTTTCAAACATCAGTTTGTTATTATATTTACAATCATTAGAAAATACAGAATTAAAACCATTTATTTGGATATTAAAGAAACGATTTAATTTCCGATATGGTGTACATCCAGATGATTTAATTGATTTTTGTAATTCACAATTACATGTGAATACCATAGAGGAATTAGGCGCATGGATTGATCGATTTAATTCCCTAATAGTAATGGGATTAATTGATTTTATTGATTCCCCTTTAAATTTATTACCAGTTGGTCCTATATCTTTTGGAATGTTAAAACAACAAATTTTGAATACCGATCTTTTGTTTGAAGATTATTGTAAATGGCACGTAACAGATAGTGTATATAGACAAATAAATCAACAGTAGTTAGATCAAATTTTATTAAAATGTCCAGTAGATAATTATCCTTTTATTTCAGAAAGTCGTGATTGTGAAGATTTTTCAATGATGTTTAAAGGATGGTTAGCTTATAAAGGATATGGTGATATTTCTGTTGGTAGAATTGAAATAAATTATTATAGAGAAGATAATAGTCTTTATGGGGCGCATAGTGTAAACATAATTGTTTTACAAAATGGAATATGTCATTTAATTGAACCACAACAAAGTAAAATAATAACTGATATTCGGAATGATAATATAGCCCCAATTAACGGTATAAGAAAAATAAGGGAAGTGCGATTATAAAGAGGTAAACTTATGGCTTTACAACAATTAATGGCAGAACGTGGATGGACTCCTCAAGATATATCGGGGTGGGTAGGTACACAAACACCACAGCATGTTCGTTCTATGTTGGGGGAGTATGGTATAACTCCTGGGGAATTGGCACCTGTTTATAATATAGGTGCAGGAACACAGTTCTCACCTGCTCAAGCAGGACAATATTTGGGATATCCAGCAATGCCGGGAGCTACTCAACCTCGGCAACCCACCGGTGGAGTTCAAAGACCAGGTGGGCAAATGGGTGCTAGAACAACACAGCCTAAACCAAGGGCAACTACCACAGCACCAGAATTATTTAATGTCGAACAACTTGTTGGTGCAGGCACGTATCCCACATCAGTATCCGGCATACCGGGGATGCAGGGATTCTTATCTTCTCTTATCCCTCAATTGACACAAGCAGCAGGACAGTTGCCGGAACAAGCAGCCCAATTTGGACAGACATTACAGGATCAATATGCTAATTTAATGCGTATGGGAATGGGACCACAGGGAATGCAAGGAACATTGAATCAATTAGCAGGTCGAAATATTTTGTCAAGTACTGTTGCTTCTGATGCATTAGCAAGGGCAGGGCAAGGCATAGCACAGCAAGTAGGCGCACAAGCATATCCCTCCATGGCAGCCGGATTACAACAGCAAATGGCGGTACCGGGTATGCTTGGAAACCTTGCGCAATTAGGACAAATTTCAGGTAGTGCTGATCCATTAGCACCATATAAATTAATGGCGCAAATGCTAATGTAAGGAGGATAATATGGGTTTGTTAGGAAGTGTATTAGGAGGCGCTGCTGCTGGTATTGCAGGTGGATTGTTTGGTGGTGGTAAAAGCGGTGGTAGACAAACAATGAGAATGGAACCTGCCAAGTGGGAGAAGGATCAAAAACAAGTATGGGATAGTTTTATTGATGAATTGTTTGGTGTATCTGCGGTTACCGAAGCAGGTGTTCCGACAGTAGGTGATATTGGAGATGTTAAAAGTAAGGTTGAAAGTTTAGTAAAAGGTAATGTATCAGGTGGGGATTTAAAAATATTAACAGATACCATTATGAGTAGCCTGTCTCCAACAGCATCTTCCGAAGCTAATGTTAGTAGTATGATTAAAGCAGTAGAAGATCTTGGTCTTGATGCAAACGTTGGTATTGGAATTACATCTCCACAAGCAACAAATATTGCCAATCTTTATGAGGAAGGCGTGATCCCATCTGTGGAAAGGGTTGCTCCTGCTGAACCGTCATTTAGAGAAAAATTAGAAGAAGATGTTGGTTTTAGACGAGATTGGACACAACGTTATGGTGAAGAATTGCAAAAAGAAGAAGAAGGCTTATTAGCAGCCATTGAAAAATATCAAGGTGGTGTAGCTAAGGCCGAGGAAAAATATTTAAAGCCTGTTTCAATCGGTGTTGGCGGTGGACAAGTTGAGTTTATTCCGGGGGCAAGACAAAGATCATATGGTGCAATGGAAAGAGCAGGTGGAGATGTTCTTAGGGGGGCTACAGCAGGATATGGCGCAGGGGTTAGTACCCTAGATAAGCTTTTACAATTGATGCCGGGAATGGCGCCTAATGTTGGCGCTAGAGAATATATGCAATTCATATCCCCAATCGCTATGCAGATGCAGGGTATGCGCTATGGCATCCCGACACAGACAACTTCTGCGCAGTACCAACCATCCTTGATGGGACAAATGGGCACGGCATTACAAGCATATCCGCATATAATGGATTTGTTTAAGAATGTGGGTGGTGGAGGAGGTGGATTTACAACTCCTGGTGCGAGCGCTGGTTTCCCCCCAATTCCAGGATATTAATAAGGAGGATTTAAATGCTTGGATCACTTATACAAGCAAATGTGGCGGAACGTCAACAGCTTCTCCAAGGACTGGCGGGATTTGGTCAGCGTCGAAAAGCTAAATTGATTAGGGAACTTGGTGCTAAGTTCATACAGCAAGGTGATTATACCCCAGAAGGGGTTCAGAAATTTGCACAAGAAAATAATCTTGATAATGAATCTGGAACGGAACTAATGATGGAATTGATTAAGGTGGTTAAACAATTTCAATCAATTCAGCCGGAAAAAGAAAAAGAACCAAAACAAAAATTATATAGGACAGTTAAGGGGCTCCTACCCACAGAAGAAGCTAAAGGATTGATGCCATGGTCTAAGCCAGTAGCACCAAGGGCAGGTCCAAGACCATTAACCCCATTAGAGAGAGAAGGCAAAGAATTAGATATCAAACTGAAAAAGAAAAAATTAGCATTATTAGGAACACCAAAAGCTCCTGATTTAAATAAGGATGAAAGGGAAATTTTAAATGAGGTTCAGGATTTATATGAAGTATCTGATTTAGAGAAAGTAGATCCAGAGACAAGAACTAAAATTATCCGTGCAGCAGATAAAGCGTTTGATTTCCGCAAAGGCGGAATGGGTAAAATCAAATCAATCCGTAAAGCTGTTGAAGAAATTGATATTGAATATAAAGAAAGTCTTGAAGCAGAGGAAACAATAACAACATTAGATAATATTCCAACAGCAAATAAAGGGATAGTATTTAATAATATTACTGAGACAAGAACAGCTATTGGTGATGCTTTGGGATATAGTGATGACGAAACAATTATAAATGAGTTGATAAACAAGGGATGGACGCCTGAAGAAATTAATCAAAACTTTGGGGATTTATTGACTGTTCCCGAAGCTGAGGCATTTGAACCAGCACGCACAGCGGGGACATTGCCAGAAGGATTGTCTGAAGAAGATGTTGAATATAATATGAAAAAATATGGTAAAACTAGGGAAGAAGTTATTAAAGCATACAGCACGAGAAAAGGTAAATAATTATGCCTTTAGATTTATTTAAAGATAAAATCTTAAAAGAACCCTTAGATTTATTTGCAGATAAGACACAAGAAAAAGTTATTGATTTGTTTGCGGATGAACCCAAAGATATAATTAAACCAACTGTATCAGAAGAACAGCCAGACATTACTGCTGATCAGGTATATCCTCCCCTTGGTGTTGGCACTGAACCACCTAAACCTATTGATTTAAAAGCTCTTGGTGAATATGGTACTAATATTCCCAAAGAAATGTTTGGAATGTTAGCCAGACCCACAACAGGAATGGTTAAAGGTTTGAACACGCTTTTGCGGGATACTGCTGGGTTGATTGGGTGGCGTGATGGACAGGAATACTTTGGAAAAAATGTATTAGCTGGTGAACGTACAATTGAACAACTCAAAACCCCACTTACTGATCCTGTATCAGATCTTGGGTTAAGTTTACTAATGGGCGCTGTTGGTAGCGGGCTAAGTCATACAGTTATGGCTAAATATATTCCGCATATGGTAACAAGTGCCAAAGCAGCATTAAGTTCTATAGGTACAGGTGCTATTATAGCAGGTGGAACAGATTACATAACCAATAGGGTCCTTGAAGAAATTGAACCAATGGTCGAGAAGGCAAATTTATCTCCACAAGTTAAAACAATGTTACGAATAACTGCCCCTTTAATTATTGGAGCAGTTGCTGACATGACACTAGGTACTTATGGGGAGATGAAATTACGACAACCCGAATTGTCACAAACAGCTAAGCACATTAAGTCTGTAAAACCAAAAATAAAGGTAAAAAAACCACCACCATCTGTGGCAGACATAGCAGATGATTTACCAAAATATGCAGGATCAGTAAATCTACAACGTCAAGATATTTCAGCACAAGCTAAACGAATAGAGGTAGAGTTTTTTAATACTAAGGGAATTAAGACACGAAAGAGTCAAAAAGAATTAATTAAAAAAGCACACAGAATATTTGAAAATTTAACCGAAGATCCTGTGTATTTTAATAAAAGGGTACAGGATATTGCTGGTGGTATGACCCCATCAATTGAAGAAGAATTAGCTTTTAGATTAATGAATGCCAATAAATTTGAAGCATTTGTTGATACCGCCGAGCGCGTTGCGCGTGGGGAACTTCCAAAAAATGTACTTGATGATATGCAGAAAGGTATGCAAGAATTATTCTTTGATGTAACTAACCCATTAGCTGCAAATGCCGGTAGGCGATTGAGTATGTATAATATTGTTGTTGCTAAGGATAAGGCATTTAAAGCAATCGCACAGTTAAATAAGAAATTAGATTCTCGTCAATTAGAAGAATTATCTAAAGTTGATTGGGATGATATTGATAGTGTAACTACATTTATTAAAAGAATACCCAAACCTAAATTAAAAGAATATGTTTATGAATATTGGTATAGTAATGTGTTATCTGGTATTCCAACTCACGTAGTTAATACTGTATCGAATACATTATGGCGTGACTTTCAAATACCACATCGTGCGTTAACTGCTGGTATCGATAGGGTACTACATACATTTGGTAAAAAACAACGCACAAGGTATATAAATGAAGTTGTACCACTAATGGTGGGCGTAGTACGTGGGAAACGTAAAGCAATAAAAGCTGCTGGCGAAATATGGCATCAAGAGTATTATGATACTGCTACCAAATGGGGACAAGAAGCTTTTGCAGCATCCTCAGCATTTAGTAGAAGTCCAAATAAAACTGTTCGTAAGGTGGGCAAATATTTTACATCACCATTGCGTGCAATGCAAGCTATGGATGTATATTCTAAATCATTGGCACAGGATGCTCAATTAGGCGCATTAGCTATAAGATCAGCTTTACAAAAGGGGTTAAAGGGGATAGCAAAAAAGAATTTCGTCAAAGAATTTACAGCCAATCCACCAGATTGGGCAATGGATGATATTGTTAAATATGGTAGATATGCTACATTTACTGATTCACCCGGTAAAATTAGTAAGGCAGTTGATCAGCTTCGTAAATCAATTCCAGGTGGAAGATTGATAATTCCATTTGTCAATACAATTGGTAATTTATTAAAGCGTGGTGTTGAAATGACACCTGGTGTTGGATTAGCTTTAGCCAAAGGACAAAATCCAGCAGAGGTAATAGCCAAGCAAATAGAGGGTTTAACATTAGGTCTTTACGTTATGATGAAAGTTCATAATGGTGAAATTACAGGCGCAGCTCCTAAAAATAAAGCTGCAAGAGAACGATTTTATGCACAAGGTAAATTACCTAATGCATGGAAGATAGGGGATACCTATTATCAATATCGCAGAATTGAGCCATTTAATTATCCAATTGCATTTGCTGCTAATGCTTATCAAGCTATAGTAGATGCAAAAGATGAAGAAACTGCTACAGATATAATGCATAAAGTGGGTGTAGAGTTTAAAAATCATCTAATTGATTCTTCTTACATGGAAGGGCTTGCTCGATTAGTGAATAGACATGATAAAATGAAGGGCTTTGTTCCTAAAACATTGTCTAGTTTTGTACCATGGTCAAGTTTTTGGAGATCAATGGATCGTGCATTTAATGTTATGACAGAAGGATCAGCAAAAGTTAGAGACACAACAACTTGGAAGGGAGCATTTGGAAGTGTAATACCAGGGTTGACAAGCCCTGCTAAAATAGATGTTTGGGGAGAAGATATTACGTTATCTGAGGATGTGACAACCTGGCAGAGTAAGGGAATTGAAGCGTTCAAACAATGGCTACCATATAAATGGCGCAAAGAAACAGATGATCCTACAGAAAAGGGATTAAAGATTTTAGAAATTTATCCATCACCACCGTCACAACGATTTAAATACAGAGGGAAGGAAGGTAAATTTGATGAGGATATTTACCGTGATTTAATGATTAGTTACGGACATCATGCTAAAAAATATCTTGATAAACAATTTAAAAGTCCTTTCATTAAAAAACATATGCGAAATAAACAACGACATCCTATTTTACAAAAGACATTTAATAAACAACTATCAAGATTCCGCAATCATTATCGTAAAATTGCAATAGCAAAACAATTAAAACGAAAGTAAATAATGCCCCCGATTAAGGGGGCATTGTTATTTATATTAGTTGTATCACCTTGGGCTCTGGTAAAGGCATCATTTTCAAATCCAAAATAGGATGACCTCTATCATCAAGTTGATGATCTCTATCCCAACGCATATCATCTATATCTTCTTCGGTTGCAATCATCTGTGCTTTGGTTAATCTGACTCTCAAAGTAATGTAACTGTATACCCCACTACACCGATTCTTATGCCTTGCTATCCTGAAATAGAAACGAAACGTCCGTTTTGCTTCCCCGAAGACTATCTCCCTCAAGCAAAAATTCTTAAATAATCCATACCCCAAAGAGTATAGATTCAAATTCAAGATGATGTGGAAATACGACCAGGGTGCTTTGACTATATTAAAACCAAGAGCTTCCGGCTCCCATCGCTGTCTATCCCTACGTATAGTTTTTATAAATTTCATTTTAATATCCTCACCAATATGTCCACAATTTCTTCAATATCATCTTTAACATCAAACAGATACTTATCCTTATCTGATATAAAATGCGGGTGTAATAGGTGTACCTCCCACCATTTAAGTAATCCCTTCCAATAAGAAGAATCAAACAGAAGTACCGGGATAGGGGCAGCCTTCTCAGTCTGGATTAAGGTCAACGTTTCGAACAATTCATCCAGTGTGCCAAACCCACCGGGGAATACCACAGCAGCTTTTGAGTATTTTGTGAACATAACTTTGCGAACGAAGAAATGATTAAGCATCATGTTAATTGTGGTATATGGGTTTCCTCCCTGCTCATGGGGAATACGTAGGTTAACACCTATGGAAATTCCACCGGCCCTTTTTGCACCCCTGTTTGCTGCTTCCATAACACCCGGACCACCACCTGTAATCACAGGGAAACCCTCCTTTGCCAATAGCCATCCCAAATATTCAGCAGCATTGTAATGATAGCTATGTGGTGGTGTTCTTGCCGAGCCGAAGATACTGACAGCATTGTCAATATCCCTTAAGGCATACATGCCCTCCACAAACTCTGACATTATATGCCAGAGTCTGCATGATTCATCTATTATTCGCATACTTCCTCATATGTCATTTCAAAGATATCTGGCTTACATGGATAAAACTCATCTTTCACACCTTTAATAATGTAATCACCTTGATTAACTATATGTAATCCCTCAAGTGTGAGGAGTGTTAACACACCATTTTTCAAACGTGGTGTTTGATCATAGTAATCCATAAATATATAGATTTCATTAAAGTTTTCACCCACCCATTGACAAGCTTCAATCACCACTGGTACTTTTCTATATTTCTTAACAGCCATAAATTGGAAATCCCTTTCGAGAAATAGTAAGATTATATACCTGTGTAATTTTATAAAATTCAACCAAACGATCTTGGGTATAAAAATAATAAGCCGGTGCTTCAAGAAAATTTGCGTCCGGAAACATAATATTCTCCTTATTTATATATCTATGGATATTGGATCTTCATTGGACATTTTCACACTATCATCCCAACAAAGTCCACTTTGTTCAGTACACTTCAAGACACGATCAAGTAATAATGCAGCCTCAGTTCTTGAGGCTGCATATCCTGTCACCTGTGCTGTTTCAATAACAGCTTCTGCAAAATGACCAAACGATTCTCTTGTTGCTGGAAGAAAAAGCGTTAGTGCAATCGTGCCTGACCCATGATCAAAGCGCACGACCATATAATTTGGTTTAATTTCTACTTTGAATGTTTTCACTTTCAATAACTCCTAATACGATCATATCATCAAGATCAACCCACATAGTTTTCCAATTATCATACTGTAACTTATAATATTCTTTACCTCCTAGTTTTCCTAAGACAACTATTTCCTGTCGTTGGAACATACCAAAATATCCAGTCTTTAATTCCACAAGGATGTGCGTACCTGTTCCCACATAGTCAGCTAAATGCATTATTTATTCCCCATAAGTTTGTCATACATTATTTATTATTTATTATTCATCTCGTAATCTTAAGGCATCATGTATTGCTTCAAATGTTACTCTAAACATTGTTCTTTTTTTCATATTAAATATGTCCACCCTTTCTCGACATAGTCTTCAATAGTTTTAATCATCTGATCAGCCAATGTCTCCGATATTAGAATATATCGTGATCCCTCCGGAGTATCTGTTGCTGCACCAATTCGATGTGCAGCCATTAGAATAAGTAAAATTGAATCTAACGCTATTTGCCTTTTCTGTCTTTCAGAAGTAGGTATTACACATTGTCCCTGTTCCATATATTTACTCCTTAAATTTAAATTCCACACATACCTGACTTGCAATTGTCAACAACTTCTTCAAAGATTTCTCCCTCATGTTTTATTGCTTCTTTATATGGTATTGGTGTTAGGGGCTGTCCCCCTCTTGCGTTTTCAGGATACATTGTAATACCCCTTAAACTATCACACATTGTAGCAAGTGTAAGTGCTAATACCTCAGCAGTAGTTTCATTATTATATTGGGTTCCCCATTCTGGTAAATTAATGGTAGAACTTATACCCATATCCACGTATTTCTGTACCTCTGCCTGAAACAAGATCCTCTTCATTGGGTTCTTGGCTAATGATGCTGCTGTTTCAATCTTATCAGGATCAAAACCATACTTCTCCATTAATAATTTAGCAATAGGATCAATGACATATTGATACACCCATTTCGTACCATTCTTTAAATACCTACGTTTATATGCCACAGAAAATAAAGGCTCAATTCCAGTAGTTGTAGCTGCCATTGCTCCAATGCTCCCGGCAGGGGCTACAGCTCTGTATCTTTCTGGCCGTGGTATAGATAGTTTATCAGCCAAATCGTTTGCGGAAGCCTCTGATTCATCTTGATATATACTAAGCCATTGGTGAAGTTCATGTGTGCATGCATAAGGCATAGAACGTTGTAATAACCATTCATGAAACCCCATTGGCCCTAGTCCTATTTTACGGGTGCGGTTGCGCACAGCACAGATTTTATTATTGGGCAGTTTGCTCCGCATAGTTCCACACAATAGAAATTTTGAAGCAAGACCCACAACACCCCGTAACTCTGCTTTTGATTCTATATTGGCAAGATTGACTGAACCTAAATTACAACAATCACTATCTTCATCAGAAATAAATTCTCCACAAACGTTTCTAGCAATCTCATACTCTTGATCATAGAAATTATAATAATGTCCCGGCTCACCGGTCTTACACATTTGAATTACAGAATCATACCACACCTTCGGTAATACACTAGTCGCAGAATAATTTCTATGAAATTCTGTATCCCATCGAATGCTGATGTTGGACATGTCCAATGGTGCTGGAAAATTAACATCCTTTGCTTTAAGTTGTTTGATATCATATGGCCAATCTTTAGTGTGAATAAATTCATTTATGTCTTTATGTTTCCAGTGGAGGGTGGCACCAGCAGCACTACGTCTTGACCCGCCTTGCTGAACATTACGTGCAACTTCATTGACAGAGTACATTAGTGGTATTGGTCCACTAGCTACTCCGCCGGTACTTTTTAGTATTTCTCCCCTTGCCCTGAATTTACTGTACTCAACTGTAATACCACCACCTGTCATTAGAGCATCTGATACTTTGTGGAGTATCCTACCCCACTCTTCTCTTGTATCCTCTTCTGCGATAAAGGCGTAACAATTGTTATAGAACCTTGCTAACCGCCCAGCATAATATATGTATCGTCCGGCGGGTATAAATTTCATGTATGTGATAATATATTCCAAATCTCGTAAGTCGGACTTACATAAGAGAGGGGCGCTTTTACCCCCCTCTGTACCACATACATAATCAACAATTATATTTGCCCTATCTGCCCATGTCTCATAGGGATGAAGGCGATACTTTAAGTTGAATATTTCCTCTGCAAAAGAGGTTTTAAAGTATTGTTCCATTAATCAATATCCCGTTCGCCATCAAGATAGTAAAAATCCTTTATCATTTTATGCAAACAATATTGACAAAGATCACATGTTATATCCACACCATCACCAAAAATAGAGCCATACCCACCTGTAAAAACGATACTAAAGCTTTCTTGGTATTCAATATGATCTGTGGGATGCATTTCTCTACCACAAGAATCACAAATGATTGCTTCTATTTCTTCATATTTTGTAGGAACAAATTTAGTTTTGATCATATCCTAATCCCATCATTTTATGTATACAATGTATACAAAGACTACAAATTACACGGTTACCATCCTCAGAAATTGAACCATATTTTCCAATGAAATTTATGTCGCGATGCTCGCACAGGCCTGCGGGTTCCGCAAAATCATCTTTAAATTTTTTACCACAACAATCACAAGTAACTAATTTCATTCAAATATTTCCCCATCCACTGTAAAATCTTCAATAAAGACATCAACATTAGCTTCAATAATATCCCACAATCTTTCCACCAACTCTACCGAAGTTATATTATCACTCAGCCGTTCAATAATTTCTACTGGATAGAGTTTATCCGTGATCAAGTCCTTCAATTTACACATTATAAGCCTCTATTTATCACCTGTATGCCCAAAACCACCTGACCCTCGTTTGGTTTTTGAGACTTTATTTGTAACAGTTATCTTTAACTGATATACTTTATGTATGATACCTTGTACAATTCTCGTACCCTTTGGTATAAGTCCCATTTCATTTGTTGTGTTTCGGAGAATGATTCTAATCTGGTCACGAAAATCTGAGTCAATAGTACCGGGTGCGTTTGCCATAACTATTCCTGGAAACTTAAGTGCAAAGCTTGATCGTGGTCGCAGTTCCAGTTCATACCCTACGGGGATCTCCATTATTATGCCGGTAGGATACATCAATGTTGTTTTAGCTGGCAGGAATACATCTTCCACAAGAGCGAAGTCCATTCCTGCTGCACCCTCTGTTTCAAATTTTGGAACCTTGGCATCGATATGAATCAACTTAATTTTTATTTGTGGTTCATTCGATATACTCATTATACACCATCTCAGCAAGTGCTTTGAGACAATGGATAGCTTTTTTTACATCCTCAAGACCATCCTTGTCTCTATGTCTACAGATATATTTAATTGCCAATGTTTCACAAGCGTTTAGGTTATTCTTCTCACAAAACAAAAGTGGTTGCATAGTCATTTTTTTGTAATGATCACCACCAATTTGTTCATCTAATGCAGATATTGATGCGGTATTCAATGCCTGAGAATATCCTATAGAATCTGCCGATTCATCGGCCACCGTACCTCCCTTTGATGTTGGGAAGGCTACACCCGGATGATCGTTTGATATGTAATCTTTTATGTTCGAAACTGGAATACACTGGCCCGGTTTCGGTTTTGATATCCATTCATTATACTCCTCGCACCAATCACATGGTCCTTTACCATCGTTATTGTACTCGTAAAGACAATTACCACACCATGGTTTTTCCATAACATCATCTGCATACATATAGTTATCACATAACTTTTCCATACATCACCTGTGCCTTATGATTTGAGCAAGTGAAGCCATTAAATGTGCCTCCGCCCTGTCCGTATCTTTCTTCCATTTAAATTCTATGGCCGGAAATAATTCTCTTGCCTTCTTTAGCATGTATGCTTTGATTAATTTTTTACCCTTTGGTAATTCTCTTTTAAAGAGTTTCTTGCGCCACTCCATAGGAGTAAAATCCACATATGGAATATGATACGCTAATAACATACCCAACCATATCCCGTAGTTAATACAAAGTTTATGCCCCCATGCTTGACGCTCAATTACACAGAATCGAATATCAAAATCATCCACCCACTGTTCAAGATTATTCCGGGTTAGATTTAAAATTTTATCCCATGTAAAATCTTTGTGGGTTGTAGCAGAGTACAGAGCTGCTGCACCCTTAGCGCCGGGATCGATGCCTAGATATACTACTGGTTTTCGCATGTTGCCTTCTCATATCCAATAAGGTCAATGCTTCTTGTGCCAAATCTGCTACGTGTCTTGCACACGCAATCCTTATTAAAGTACAACGTTTATCTTTGGGAGATCTTCGATTAAAGTACCACTTACTATATGCTGAACCTTTAAAATGACAAAAATTATTTTTTGTTTCCCAACGGACGGGGCATTCTTCACAACTTGGACCGTCTGTTCCCTCCACATACTCGCAGAGATAGCAATCATGCATAACTTCTTCTAGTTCATGTATCATCATATAATCCCGTTTAGTCATTTCGGGATGTTTAGCCAACCAACTCCACATATGGATACACTTTACCAAAGCTTTTCGCTTGGACATATAACGTAGATTTTTCAATGTGTCTCCTCATCTTCTTCAAAATAAAAATCAACAGCCTGTGCTAATTCCTCAGAAATAAAACCATGTCCCATTGCAACGTATACAGCCTTTAATAGTCGTAAGGCATTAATCAATCGTTCTATTTCAGTTTGATGTAAAGGGACTATTTCCTCGCCCTCATCCCACAGTTCTTCCATTACCCTTATACTCCTGATATTGATTACACCATTTGTTTACTTTACAAATATTCTTTTCACACCGAGTACGCACAGAAGGACGTTCCTCAATTCGATATTTATCCTTGGGATTTTTGTCTTTATAATAATTTAAAGTGGCGTTAGCTTGTTTCATATTAGGACAAAGTCTAGTTGCTATTTTATTTTTATTTTTCATTATTGCAAACTGCACATTCCGAATCCACATCTCATCCGGGGTACATAGTGTTAGCTCATCATCTGATTTACGTTCATTCTTCATATGTAAGGCGATTCTTTTAGCAATAAATCCTGTCTGGTCTACTGTTGACCATAGTGGAAATTCAATAACTTGAGTATTTGCTTTAGGATAATTTGAAGTATTAACTTTACTCTCCATCCAATCTCTGAAAACTGCGATAATAGCTAATCTTTTTACTGGAATCTTCTGTAAACCCAACAAATAGGCATAGCAATTTAGTTGTTCTTCCCACTTTGTATATTGAGTTTTAAATATGACAGACCATACTGATGTACGTTTGTAATCAAATAAATCATTATCAACTAACACATCTATTTGGCCTGATATTTTTCTTCCAAGTACATCTGCAAAGAATCTTTCTTCTGAGATAGCATCCTTTGGCGCTCTGTTTGCCATATAATCATGCAGAGCATTACCCCCCATAGACCACACTCTATCGGCAACATCCTCAATAATTTCGTTCTCATGCCGTCGTTTTAATTGGATTATACGGGGAGATTCAATTAATGATGTTACTGAATAATCAGTATCACCAGGATCATATTCATCATTTGCCAGTATATCATATAGAAATTTTGGTAATTTTAATTTATTCGTTATCCTCATACCACTCCTTTAATTTTTCATCAGCGATAAGCCGAAACCGACGATCAGCATATGTTCTATTTTGGTGGCACCAGCTACAGCGCCCATGATTTTTACACTGACTGTCGATGCCTCGGCTATCTCTATATGGTTTCCGCCAATCTTTTCGATTTGGGTATTCTTTATAAAAAGACATTACACCCTATAATAATCTTTCATATTTATATAATCTTCTTGGGCGTCTTTACCGGCTATATGAAGATTATAAATAAAAGGGTTATAAAGACATATATAATCGTCCTCAGGATAAATTGTTAAATCCATATCTAATAACATAAAAATAATTGCTCGTACATAATGCTGATTTTTAGCATTGTTCTCGCTATAGATTTTAAATAGTTCTATTGGCTTCACGTTACTCCTCAAAATGGAAGATCATCATCAGGGACATTCACCGGTGGCGGTTCTTCTGGTAAAGGAATTTCCTCTGGTGCTGCTTCCTCCTCTGTTTGAGGGGGAAGGTTAGTGGGGACATTTAAATGTCTTTTTAAAAACTGCACAGATGTCAGTATTTCATTCCTCAGAAATTCTGGTGTAACTGATTTTTTATATGCCCCGCTTGCCAAAAATCCCAAAACCATGTCAACACCAGCCTTCACCGCCACACTTTGTGCAATCCGTTTGGCCTTATCCGGATGATCGTCTTTGAAATACTCGGGCTCGACATAAGTAGGCACTACTGTATCTGGTTTACTTGTATTTGTAGTGGATGGTGTTTCAGCCTCGCTAATTTTTGAAACGCCCACTAATTGTGTAAATTGTCCATCTTTATTAAAGACTAAATTAACTCGATCACCTTCCTCAAGAGCCATAACTAAATCATGTACTTCATCATCTGGAAAAATATTTCGTGTAGTTGGTGGTTTAGCTTTTCCTTGATAAGGATCACCTTGATAAGTAAACTCAGTGCAAGTGTACTCATTATTTGCTTTACTTATTTTTGTAACATTTTGTGTTACTAATACTACGGTTGCGTACATATTATTTATTCCTCCCCAATCTCGTATTCATGTGAGACATGAAACCCACACACTCTAGTTTTATCAGCATACCAATCTGCTTGCTCCTTATTAAAATGGCAAGTAAATTCATTAGGATATACATTAACATACCCCTCAACTTTTCTTTTTACAATCCTCTTTGGCATTTCTGGAAGTTCGTTCCAATCTTCTGCTGGAGTTTGTTGCCCCCATACCAAAGCAGGCATGGCATGTTCCTCAAGTACAAAACCAAACTTTGTATAGCCCTCATCATCCCTACTATACACAACTGTTATGGGATAAGTATAGCCAGTATCTATACTGGTTATTACCCCCCACTCCTGCCTAAATCTATCAAAAACCTTGTCCCCTATTTTTGCTTTACTAAAATCAGTTGTCATATCTTGATTCCCTATATTTATTTCCTTTGTTTATATGGACGACGATTCATGAGTTGTTCTTTCCTTGTAGCCCATTTACAATTTTTAAGTGTATAATCACCATCGTTATCAACACGTTCAAGTGTGTGTTTTGGGGGCGGATCGCCCATATCCCCATAAAAATTTTTGAAATAATGCCATTCATCACAAACTTTAATTCCACGCCCACCGTAATTATCAAAAGCTTTATTGTTATGGTTCCGGCACCGGGCTAACATTGCCCGCCAAACGCCGTACACCTTACTATAACTTTTTCCGTGTATAGTATGGCACTCCTTCCCTAAACAACCACATGATTTTGTGTGCCTTCTTCTTAATTTATCACCTGTAACTACAGTTTCATTACCACAATCTCACAAACACCACCACTGGGCTTTGCCGTGATTGTCACTACCAACGTATGTACCTACAATCAATCGTCCAAATCGTAATCCTTGTATATCTTTTATCATAAAATTATTTCCTTTACATCACCCCAACATTTCCCCAAACAGGCACTACCATCAATGGGTAAATCAAAGTTAATGTTAAAAGCCTTCTCCAAAAGTATTGGAATATCATTAAATGTTTTAATACATATCACAGCCACTTCTTCTACAACAGCAGGATGTAAATCAAACACGATATCATCATGCACAATCATAATCATTTTTTGGTTGGGGATATGCTGTGTTCGTTTTCTAATCATTATTGATGCTAACTTAATGATATCACCGGCCATTCCCTGTACCGGATAATTACGTATCTGATTTGTATTGTAGTCTAAGTACCCTTCTTTTTGAACATGTTTCTTAAACGTCCAATAGCGTCCTGTAGGACCACGTAAATATCCATTATGTTGAACGTCATTAATAATTTTTACATGCCATGCAGCCAATCCCACATATTTTTCAAAGAAACCATTTACAATAACCTTCCACTTCCCTTGTGGGAAGTCTGGCATGTTGGGGTCTCTATAGAACCCAAACCAAGACGTTTTCGGATTAGCATATATCAATCTGAAATTAGCATTTTTTGCGGATGTTCTATTCTCCTTCGTCAATTCTAATTCCATCAAATCAATGCAAGTCCTATCGTGTTGATCAATTCCTCTACGAATTTCATCACACATTATTTTATCCCGTGATAGGAAGGCTGCGACACGCCACTCAATTTGGCTAAGGTCTGCATCAAGTATCATAGGATTATAGCTCGTCGAATTCTATGTTTAATCTGTAGATTACATTACTAACAGCTCTTTCAAGGGCGCAAAGCATACTCGTTGTTGCATTAGCGATAATCTCAGTATCGGTAACAGATACATACCCCATCGCCATATCATACTGAACATCTTCTAAAACCCCCACAACCGCAGACGCCGTAGGTTCAGCATTCATAATTGTCTCATGTAAATATTTAAAACGATTAATTATCTTACGCAGTTCTACTGCTCGTTCAAGTACTGCAAGTATCATAATTCCATCTCCATTATAATGATTTAAATTCATGGACAAGTTCATACAATCGTTGTTGGCATAACAACTTCAACGCAATCGCAGCATCAACATTAATGTCTTCAAAGCGTGCCATTTGTGCATCAGTTAGAATACCCTCTATTTGCCCATAACACAGAGCCTCATATATCTCTCGATATAATTCACGTCCTATCATGGGCTTCCCAAATAAAGAAACAATATTGTCAAGTCGGGCTATTCCGTTTATTAATATTCCGGCTCTCTTGAAATTTTCCTTTTTCATAATTCCCACTTACCTTTCTTTCTTACTCGTCCCCGGCGTTTATTAACTAAAGATTCAATTTGAATCACTTGATAAGCTGCTTCCATATCATCAGTTATCCCCCACCTTTCTTTATCACTCAGTTTATATTGATCATCGTCCTCCATTTCTTGGGAAATCTTTATATCATCAACAGAAGGATAATAAGCCCTTTGTCCTCGTAAGGAATTCATTTCCCTTTCCTTCATAGCTTTAATCATAATGTCTACACATTTTATACAATTTTCAACATATAAACGTTTCCACTTAGCTGGCCATGATTCTTTTTTTTTCAATATATGCCTCTATTGCTAATGTAAAATGATCTGGCATAAGTACCTCGCGCTGCCATAAGTGTTTCATTAATATAGCAGTTTCTTCTTCCCTAAGCCATACGGGACCAAACGCAATATAATCTATCACCCCTGCTTCCCATCGCTGATATTTTCTTATCAAATGTTTTAATATCTTGATATGAATACCTTCTTTACAGGCGCATTAGTGATGCGCGGTATTGTCTGATTATTGGGGTTTGAGCAGCTTAATCGGCTTGTTGCTGTGCGACATTGATTCAATGAAGGATAGATATATCCATCAATTTGATCCTCCAACAGCTTATCAAAATAGGTACTCTTAAGCTTAACCAACTTCGCTCGTTCCTGTATTAACTGAACAACCCGTTTCTGGATTTTTGTAGTACATTTTAATTGCTTTAACGTAGGTGCGCTTGTAGAATAAAAGCCGGACTTTTTTAATTCAGTCTTAGGAAGTGGTTTAATACCAAGGCCTTTCACAACAACAGGAATCTGACACTTACGTTCATATGTTCTGATTTTCCCGGACTTTAATGTCCGATTCACTGTCTCCACCCCATCTTTTTGATAAGTACCTCCATACAGAACACATGATAATTGGTCACCACTACTCAGATTTATATCACCTAATAATTGTGATAATTCTTCATCGCACTTTTCGATCTCGATTTCATACTCTTTACTATAATACTCCAATAATGAAATGTCAACCATCATTCCATTAAATTCTATATCAACCAATACCCGAAGCATCTCCATTTCCATAGAGATTACTCTTTCCAAACCCATCTCTTTAATTATTGGAAGCTGATATTCACGAACAAGGTATGTTAATACACAGTCCCACTCACCATATTCGCTTAACATATGAGCAGGTACTTCATCTGTATCATATCCAGAGTCCCAATAAGACTTCACTATGTCTAATTTCAATGGTAAATCATATCGCTCTGCAAGTTTGTCTAATGATAGACGAACTGTGGTATCCTGCATTTTAATGATATACTCAGCAACTATTGTATCGTATAAGCATATCCGTGTCATATCCACACCAATACGCTGTAGCCAATGCATATCAAACTTAAAATTATGGCCCCCTACCATCTCAGTATTATCAACCATTTGTTGTATCTCTGATACATTTTGCGCAAATGTTTTAAGGGCCTCAGGATGATTAAACAACCATGTATATCGATTCTTCCCATCATACCCATGTACTGATACTATATATGAGCCAGGAAGCCAAGGAAGGAACTTTGGGGCTTTCGTAGTCTCCACATCCAATACTAACATAAGTCCTCACACAACCATGCCCATTTTACAATGTGAAACTTAGTGATTTCCGAGTCATAGTCACAGCTACAACACCCACATCCAGCACCAGCAGCAGATCGTTGATCAACATCAGGGATAAGCTCACCAAGTATATATTGGTGACCGAGACGTGTTTCAACAACCATCCCCGGTTTGAACTTTGTTTCTTCTGTAGTAGGTTCCCAATCTAAACTTAAAAAATCATACTTTTTCATGGTATCTCCTTCGGATATGATAAAATTGAATACCTTAACTTTTTAAGGAGTTCTTTTTTTCTTTTTTTGGATCCAAGAAAATACACATACCTATGTTTTCTTGGTCTATCAACTAATACTGTATTTTCTTTATCATAACATTGACTTCGATTGTGCTTTGTTTCAGTACCATCTATCTTTACTCTATTTGTACGCTTTAACGTCAAACCAACATAAAACCAATTGGTTGATTGATAAACTATACCCAAGTGTCCTTGGGCTACTTCTGCATACGAAATAATAATATTCTTTGGTATTAATTTTAATGTATGAGCAATTAAATAACTCTCCCCATTTTTAGGGACTGAATCATGGATCCATAGCCGAGTCAATTCAATAACATTATTACGTTCATCAGGACCACACACACCACTACATGCAGTAGGTGATGCTGGTGTGCCATATGTAATAATGCCCAATAAACGATCATTATCTCTTTTAAAGAGTCCAAATTTAAATGATGCTTGACATTTTCTATGTAAATAATGTTTTTCAAGCACTATCTTCATAGCATCTTTATATGAGATTTCTTTTATTTCATAATCATGCTTATGCAGCCTATTATCATACATTATTTATCCTCCTTTACTTGACATTTAAATATTTAATGCTTATATTACACCCTAGTTATTCGACTGGGGGTTAATTATATATGTGTATAGAAAACACAACGGCCTTTAGGCCGTCTTTAGATTCCGCTAAACCTCGCTCGCTCAGGGTCAAGAGTACACACCCATCCACCATGAGGACCATCCTTATTTTTACAGACGCTTATATATCTTGTTGCTTGAACCTTATCTGTAACACCTATCCCAATAGCAAAATCCATCTCACCAGGCTTATCTACCTTTGATTTAGCCATAAGGTCATCAGTTAAAAATTTTCTATTATTTCCTTCTTTTGAGGCTTGTCCAACTGTGATAATATCACACTCATAATTCTTTACTAAACGCCTATACTCCTGGTATAAGAAACTTATCCGGGCTTCACCTTCCAAATCCCTTCCATGGGATTTAAACCGTACTTTGTCCGCATTATCAATAATCATAATAAGTGGGCGAAACTCTTTAATCAATGCTTCAATGTCATCAAAATAGACTTTATCTCTATCATACAATCGTATGAGGTGTCCGTTACGTTCTCGGAATGCTATAGAAGCTCGTTCCATGTTGTTCTCTATTTGCCTTTGTGTTGCATTAAGCACACTACAAAATATACGCATCCCTACCTTAGTTTTACGTTCTTCATTATTCACGCAAATAATATTTTCATTTGGGAATAACTGTTTAGCAAAGTACGACATTTCAGACATCCATAATGATGTCTTCCCGGCATCCCTTGATCCAAAGATATGTCCTAGCCTTCCCCCACGCAGTGGGCCTAAATGATCATTAAACTCTTTGAGTCGCCACGATAAACCTTCTGCATTAATCTCCTTATCCACCAAGGTCTGTAAATCTAAATCATAAAAAACATTTTCAGCTTCCTCAGAAACAAACCCACCCTTAATCTCATTCCAGGTATGAACAAGTTGTTCAATCTCCACCATAATACCATTAACATTACCAGAGAGATTTTGAATGCCTTTATTTATAATTCTATTGGTAAAATCCTTTTCAACAAATTGTAAAATGAGATCATTGGCAAGTTGTTGATTTAATGGTAAAGCCTTAAGGTCTGCAAAGATACCAGCATATAGTTCCGGGCCTTTTATATTCGGATATTCTGTTTCAAATATTATACTCAACTCAGAAAAAACTATACTATCTGAATTATATGTTTTATAATATTTTTTAATACAATTCAATATAACCTTAAATTCTGGTTCTAAAGAATCAGTGGAAAAATATCTTTCATATTTACGCCATTTTTGTTTGTCCTCTAAAAATAATTTGAGGATTAGAAGTTCGACGCTCTGCACATTGATTATTCCCCCTACATTATCAATTTCTTTAGAAATTCAACAAACTCTGGTGCTGGATGCTGCGGTAACTCAATTCGCCCATTGTGGACCGCCCCATGACATTTACGACATAATGTAATCAAGTTTGATGGATGATTTGAACCACCCTCACTTTTGTATCGAATATGATGGACCTGGAGCTTATCTGATTTCCTTCGTAGTTCCTTTACAGGACAAATATAACCGCACCATTGGCACTTAAAACCATCACGCTGTAGTACACCTATACGCACATCGCGCCATGCATTATGTGACATATGTAGACGCTCTGTAAGCCAATGCTCGACACGTTGGATTATATTGTGTAGTCTGTATTGTATCAGTAATTTATGATACACAATCCATTCAACAGCGCTATTGGAATGATACCCTGTACATCCGTTTAGATACGTTTGTTCGGTCTTTTTATAAATTAACTTAATTGTTATAGGGCTTCGTTTGACTACCCTTGCTCGTCCTTGTTTTATCAATCGAAAAGCGTCAACGATTGTAATCTTTGTCAATGGCCTGTTCTTTGACGATTTGACAATGACCAGCATTATATACTCACCCCCTCGTAATTACCAAATATAACATTACAGAAACAAATATTAAATAACCATACACGTGTGCAAACTGTATAAAGTGTATCATTCTCTCACCTTTCTGTGCAACATCATATGTTGATCATTATTTAAACATAATACTAAATTGATCAATCTATTATCATGTTTAATACCATTAATATGATGAACATGCGCACTTCTTGGATAACCATTTATAGCATCATAAATAGCCAAAATATGCTCCGGTAGGTAGCCATTTTTATTTGCCCTTGGATGATAAGGACAATACACTTGTACGTATCCATCACTATTTGTATATTTATCTTTTCTTGTCATCTACCTCTAGTAATCTCCTTAACTTTTTCATAGAAAGTTCTTTAGGGTCACATTTATCTATTATTGGTATCGCCTTTACTCCTGTTAAAGAAGTGATCCGTTGTGCATATTTTATGCAAGATGCTCGTTTATCATAATCAAGGAATATATAAACTCGCTTATACTTTCTAATATAATTTATAATATAATCAGATAGATAGCTTCCTAATATTGCTATAGAATTTACTATTCTCCCACATTTAATTGCGGAAAGTATATCCTCTACAAGCACAACGCAAGGCATGTGAGGAACAATCCTATCATCATAAGCAATAGAAGACAAGCCCCCACTATCGCTATTTGTTTCTCTAGCCAGTCTAAAAAAGAAAACATTTTTTACTTTACTCCTAAGATTAATATACTTCGGATTGTCTTTGTCTACTACTCCAAGATTTCTACCTTGCCAGAAGATAAGTCTTCCATCGGAAGAATAGACGGGTAGTATTAGCCTCTGGTACGTTTCAGAATACCCGAAATTAAGCGTCGATATCTCATTATCGCTAATCTGATATTTCTTGAGCCACCATATACCCTTTGGTGGAATTTCATTCTTGAAATCAAAAGGTAATCTAATGTGTGCATCATTCCCCACTAAGTTATCAGTAGATTGCATCCTAGAATGCATCCGTAATGTTTCGTTGATGCTACCATACTCATGACGAGGTTGGAAGCCGTGGAAGGGGCATGAATGACAACAAAAGACATACCCCCCCGCGGTCCGTCTGACATATAAGTTTCCGGTATGGCTTTCCTTAACACATTTATCATGTTTGTATAGTACCTCAACTCCGATCGGTTCGTCGTGCCAATATTTATTCGGTAGTTTCATCAGAATCATCTACCAATTCTCTGACGATATCTGCCAACTCCATCATTGGACTTAAAAGATCGTGCTTGACTTTTGCGCATGTCCCACACAATCCATCATAATCATCATCGTCGTGTAACATTTCATTGCATGCTGCGCATCTTAAACACATGGTAACCCCCTATTTTCCATTATCCTATTAAGTGATTGGTGCAACCACATCTTGACTTTGGTTGCTCGCTCTTGGTCCCTAGCCCTATCAAGTAAATATAAAAATCCTTCAACTGTTACAAGCCCACGTCTGGTTTGATTATGGGGCTTTGGTAGTTTGCGTTTAATCCTGAGTTGCTCAGGAATATCATACCACCGGGTTGATGGACTACCCAAATTTAATGACTTACACACGTTTGTCATTTGAAAATATGGGGTGCCCTCTATCATAAAAATAGTAAATGGTGTTGTTTTAAATTGGAACTCTAAATTGGTAATCTCCACCAAATCCGTTGCCTCTGGTGAGGCCTTATTTTTTTGTCCTCTCGTTGGGTATATTTTATACATTTGTGATCCTCTGTTTTACAAATTCACAACTTTTTTTAAGAAATTTATCAAGCCTGTCCCCATCCCGAATTTCAAACTGTAAAATTTTATCGTCTATTTCCGTGAATACACGCCATAATTTTTTTGTAGTATTGAATGGAAAGATTATAACTTTACGGCCTGTAATCTTGTTCCGGAATTCCACGCCGTGTAAAACCATTATTTATGTCCTATCATCACATCGTTGAATCTCATTCCATTGTACATGGGTTATCCACTCTCTCAATGCATCATCCCAAATATAATTATCATTATTACCATTTGCATAAAAATCTAATGCAGGAATAGCTCCTGCACCATACCCTGCTCGTGAAAGTGCATCTTCCATTGTTTGTCCTTTAAGGACTTCCCTTTGCCCTGTTCGCCAAAACATTGTGAATATTCTCATATTACCCCCACTATCATCAGAATTACAACCGCTGTAATGAAAAATAAACTAGTCATAAGTAGAAATATAAGTTCTTCATTCATCTTTTAATACCTTATCCTGATAAATAAATACTTCCTCAGGTAATTCCCAATTGATCATAAGTTGTTCTTTTGTTACGTTTGCACCACGATCGACAAACACCCCATGAATATCGTATGCAACTGCATACTCATTTTCACCTACCTTCGTGATTTTAAGGGCAAGTCCATGTTCCTCCATTGGGGTCATGGTAATAGTATGACCATCTACGCTTACATCATACATGATAGCTGACAACTCAAAGTTGGAATCGTCTGTCTCTGTCGGTACACTATCAACAAAAGTTTCCCAACCTGTTATTTCTTTCATTGTAGGCTCCCCCCTTCCCACTCGTCGAGCGTTGGTAATAGTTCTTCCGATATCCCAAGAAACTGAAATATCTCTGTTGCGTTCATAAATGAGGGTATAAGCTGCGTGCCTTCATTTTGAATGATTAAAACAAAGTAAAAATGTGTGTCCTCTACTGTTACTTGTTGTGGACACGGTACCACCAGCACCATAGGTCCGCCGGGATCATGCGGAAGGAATGAGGTAATATGCACCCCTCTATTGATTATCGTCCAAGTTCTGTTCACAACTCACCTATTTACTTTTACATTTACAATTCGCACAATCACAGTTTTGGCCTTCGGTAACCCTCTGCATTAGAACTTTTATTTCACAGCCGTTGAACCAACCGTTTTTCCACTGTTGAAAACTCAATGTCCTTCCCTGATATGGGTTATCAGCAAATGGCTGGCCTTCCATTCCTGCCAGATAGCCCTCAAGTCTTGTAATCGTATGTAAGCTCATTGTTCCTCCACTAAAACCCCATTATATCTGCTTTTGCAGGATTTTGGTTATAATATCGTTCACACGCCTCAAACAATATTCCGTAACACCTTGAGCAAACGCAGGGTATATTCAGACCGGCTTTACATAAGGCATTAAACGCCCATGTTTGTGTGTGACCAACACCTGTGTCGTTTCCACAATAAATACATTGTCGAATTACATTATAGGCGCCCGGGAAATCTCGTTCGGACTTTTCACTATCGGTTAGTAATTTATCTGCAAATACATCAACTGCTGATTCCATAACTTTTCCCTTTTCATCCTGTTTCCTTATTTAACATCCCTCAAGAAATCAAGTATTGCAACGACGTGATTGCCCTTTGCAGAAGTACACAAATCATTACCAGCCATATCTTTGTCATGGCCTGTGGCTATATCCCAATTTTTAATACATTCCCAAACCGCCTCAAATTCAGCGGTTCCTATTTCTTCTGGAAATGGGTCCCTTAATTTTGACATTCGCACTCCTATTTATTAAAATATTTTTTACAGATAGCCTGAATGTTATCCGCATGTTTTTCTGCTGCAGCTGTAAATTCTCTGGGGCTCCCGAAATTCCAAACTGCATCCCCAAATGTCAATAGTTCAGCAACTACCGTCTCTGCAACATCTTGTGTAAGAGTTTTTGTTAAAGACAAACCCGTTTCCCGGTGGGTTACCACCCATCCGGGACCATTTACTACGGGATGAATACACAACGGTCCGTCCACAAACCCAATAACCATTTTATCTGTCTGGCCATCGGCCATCCTTAAAATTATATTCCCCGGCTTCATTAACTCTCCAATTCATATGAATTTATCAATCTTTCAACAGCTTCTCGCAGGCCGTTGACATTATCATCTACCCCGGTGATATGGTCAAACACACGTACCAAGCCACCCCTCTTAAGATATACCACACCAAGCGTATTTGTGCCATGTTTCACCAAAAATGTGTCCTCACTGTATACCCTACGCTGATCATCCCATAGGGGTGATACCCACACCACCTGCTTCATTATTCCCCCTAATAATGATAACGTGTCAGTAATCTTGCTCTACCGTTCGCTATTGCTCGGATTTTTCTGGCCTTTGCCCCCTGCCCCGGTGAATGATTTAAAACCAATTTTACTAAAGCCCTACTTTCAGACTCTACTTGATATTCCATCTGCCTGATAACCGCTAAAATATCATATTCCATAAAACCTCCTAATTACACCATTGTAATTTCACACCGTGTTGCGTCGGGTACACATGCCCGACTAAAGTTACGCCTTCCGGTAAAACGCAATGCATCGGATAAGTAGCATATTTATTTTTACCAACTTTTCCAATTTTCATTGTTTCATATTCTCTTGAACCTAAACCTGACTGTAAATCCTTCCTTGTATAAAGATTCACATGGCCTCCGATTTTGCGTTGTAGGTGTTAAACACCCACCATGTGCCCCAAATATTTAGGGCACACAATTGATATTTAACCAAGGTACACCCCTTTTGTATAACTATCCACTATCTTTACTCTTCCAGCAAAACCACATGCTGCATGAATCATACAATTAATAAGATAATCGGCCTTTTGTTGTGTTAATACAGGATACCTAGTCAATATTGCCCCACAATTCTTGCAATGTACCTCAAGCCTTCCCTTATTTTTGAAAGAGATATATGCATCTGCAGGTGCTTTTGTTTTTTTTGCCCACTTAGCCCACTCTGGACCATGATCCGATGTGTCTCTATTTTTAAAATCCAGAACATGTGCTAATTCATGCCGAATAACTTCATCTACATGAGAATATTTTTTTGCAAATAAAAGTAGTGGATCAAACGCAACCCGCGCCTTACGTTTCCCTGTAATATATTGCGTGACAGCAATCCCTCTATTGTTAGTTACAATGCCAATTTTCACATCCTTCACCCCATATTGGCGAAAGATGCGCTTTGTCCGTTTGATCAATGCCTTACTTGATAGTAGTTGCTTATCCATTTATGACCTCCGGCCTCCCCTACTCGCGGGGACAAAAAAGTCCTTGGTGCCATGTGCAATATTTACACATGAGTTGCATCTGAAAGTTGCTCGGCTCAGCTCACCGAAAAACAAACAGAATTGGCATTTTGGTAATCCCTTACCCTTACTGTGCCGATACATTGGGTTGTCCTTCCAGCTCTTCATAATATCCTCCGTTTCAAAATCCGGCCTTCCCTTTTCGTTAAGTCTTTTTTGCTTATAATACCACTGTATTTCACTACTAACCAAGTAATGAAATACTATTGTACCATAATCATATCAAAAATCCTCATGTAATTAATTCCCTATTTCCCATCCTTCTACGCCCTAGGCCGTGTGAGCTTTGTAAATCCCGCCTTGTCCTAAACTCCGTTGGGCTTCTTTGTGATCTCCCCCTACATGTCACGGCAATGCCTCCAGATAGTCGGCAAATGCCATTGTTTGTCGTTCGTCTCCGGTACACCGGACCTCATTCTACGAACTGTCTTGATTGTTTGGTGCTTCAAACGTGTAAGTTCTTCCGCATCCCTTGTTGTAAATCTCGCAAATGCATCAATCCTTCTTATACACGCTGATAACTCTTGCCTCTGTAACTGATTACATTCCATTAATCTTTATCTCCTTTATTTACAAACGTAAATTTTGCTTGTTGCTGGATCAACTGTATAAGCGTTATGCCCACTTGCCGAATCTACTGATTGAAAAGTACCAATGTTTTGTGGATCTTCCCAGCTCAAGAAATCAAGTGTTGCATTACGAAACTGATCAACTAACAAAATACATTCCTGATTGAACCGCTTTACTATTTGCTTCACACATCTGAAATTCTTATCAGTATCTACCACCAAAAAAGATACCTCGCTTTTCCCATCGTAAAAACCAATAACCTCCTTAAAATCAATACTATTTAATTGTAAATTATTTCTGCAAGCTTGTGTATGCACTGCGTTATCGTTTGCGGTACATTTCCCTTGTTCAACTGAAAAAAGTATAAATGGTGTATGTGTTAAGTTTCTCATATTTCCCCCTTATTTAATTACCTTTATTTTATGATCTGGATTCAACGCTTGAAGAAATGCCTTTGCTTCGCGGAATGTCAGTGGAAGACAATATGCCGTTTGCAGAGTTGTTGTACCAAATTGTTTGAATATTTCTATACAATTAACAAAGTCTACAAAATAACTGCCATCCTTTAAAGTAAGTTCAATAATTGGTTTCATATTCTATCCTTATTATATAATCTCTATAATAACTGCATCAGGCCAATTCAACCGGGCCAAGTATAATGCATGGCCTTCATTTAAACCCTTGATGCTATCCTCAAAAGTATCGTCTTCATCAAAAAGACTAAAGGTCACACTTACATTTATACTCACAGGATAATTCTGTTCATGGTATGATTTCATAGTTTCCTCCTTATTATAAGGTTTATGTTACCACTTGAAACAACGATTATCTTGGTCACCGTTACCCTTGCATGTTACCCGTATCAGGTACTTGATGCCGTCACCGTTGACCATACCCGGTGATTATTGGTTACCGTTCACAACGGAAGTTCACATCGTGAACGACGGAAGGGCGCTTGCCCCATACAAACATTATGTAAACCTCTTTACACTCTCCTAACGTAGCATAAAGAATAATGCCATTGATTCAGGATAGGTAAAATAATCATTATCTCAGTAATAACACAATCCAACGCTTGCCCGATCTTCCGGCTAAGGAATTGAGGGCTTGCTTGCTGATTCAGTCAGCCAGACTTCTAAAGATTTTTTGAATCGGTTTTAAAGGTTGGGAACCTTTAGGCTGGAACCGATTATTTGTCAATGAGCAGGTTTTCTTGATTCTCCGTTTAGGGAGTGTCCTCGTTTACTCCCCGGCTGCCTTTCTTCCCCTTTCAACTATAAGATAACAGCTAATTTCTAAATGTCAAATTCTTTTTGTGATTATTTTTATTTATTTCTTAAAGAACCTTTTTATTTCTTTCTTACACATATAATAATCAGGTTATTTCAATTGTCAATATCTTTTTTGATATTGACTACAGTTTCTTTAAAACAATGTCAACTTTATTTCTGTTTTTTTATTTTCCTTTATTTCTGCGACGATCTTGTCCTTGAAACCCATAAACTCCCAATAATCTTTTGAACGATCAGATGGGTTAATGCTGCCATACCTTTCAACAGATCCGTCCTCGCGAATCCTCACTTTACAGGTTACTCCGTTGTGCCCCAGATACTCTCTTACGTCTTTACGTGATATTTCAGGTAATGTCATAATATCACCTCCTTTATCTCTATTATAATCAGGCAAAATCAATTGTCAAGGAACTTGACTGCAATATGTTTATATAATGGCAACATCTTCAATAACTTTTTCTAATAAATGTGGTCTTGTGCAAGAAACGTCCTCTGCATGCTCAATGCCATAACATTCTGCATAAGCCTTTAGTTGTGCGTGATATTGGTTATCAGTCAGGCCTATTCCCCCGGTGAAGCCTATACCCATATAATCTGGGTGCATCGGTTTCCCTTCACCTTTAATTGCTGGAAACCCAAAGTCTAACACATGTTTTTTCATATTATTTTATCCCATAATCTGGAAAATCTTTTGTTGGTACGGTCTTTTCTTTGCAGCGCTTGGCACGTTGTTCAATCTCCGCTGGTGTGTATGGTGACACTCCATAAATCATCTTACTTACTTCACCACTACACTCAGGAGTACCCTCCCGGATATGGACGACGATAGGATAATCATAATAATAGGGGCAAAGTATGTTGCCTCCCTGATATAAATCATTAATTGCCAGACTTAACTCATAATCATGTACTACTCTATTAATCTTGGTAATCTTGACACTTGCAATATCACAATCAACAGGCAACACATTAATGAGGATCTTGCGTATATTGTCAAAACGTTTGAGCCGTCTTATCTTGGCTGCTCGTTTGTCTCCAAATGTAATTGTTATCAGATAACCATCATTCAACAACACAGTAAGTGGTTTATCTGTATCAATCTTGGTTTCACTATTAAACATGGCGTCCCTTATTTATCCACAACTGTAAATAGTTTATCATCACACGTGAAACAAACAAAGTCATTATAGTATAGTAAAATAAATTTATGGTAGTCAAGTAGTTCTTGTGTTGTTCCCGGCTGCACAGCAAAAACTTTTGTTCTTACAATATCTTCTGTGGTTAATAAGTCAGACCTTACTTCCTCCCTAAACTCACTAAATGCTTTGTTAGCTCTACGCTTAGGAAGGAGTTTAGTTTTTATCTCACCCGTATTTAATATAATCATTATATAGTAATTCATTATTATATCCTCTTTAAATATTGTGTGTAAATCATGTGTAAATTATAAGACATTTGACAACAAAGTCAACACATCAGGTAACATTTGTTGTACATTTAGTGATAGTTACAAAAATGTAATAAATTATACTCAAGCATTTCAATTGATTACGTAAGATATTACATTTATGTAATATTGTAAGCTTGTGGTACAGTGTGTACACTGAGTGTATTGTATGTATGCACTATATGTACATCATTGTTGGCTCTCAGGATCTTGAACGAGATTATTGTAGTGCAAGTAATGTGAGATTGACGGGTTATTACCCATGCCAGCGTGTCTCTCAAATATAATACCCAACTTTTCCTCCCTTTAATAAGGAACGTGCTCACGTGCACGCGCTTACGTAAATGATACGCATACGCACATGCGCGCTGGTGCGCGCGCTTAATAGTATTAATAAGTAGTAGTATATAGTATTAAGTATTGTTACTAATAACTATTAACTAATAACAAAACCCTTAGGGTTTTGATAACTATTAGCTATAAGAATCTCTAATAGCTTATATATTAATATTTCGTAGTACCCCTAAGGGTACTACTCATACTAATATATTTCACTATAAGAGCTTCTAAAGCTTTTCCCAGATTCATTTACCTCAGGTCCAATGGGTTCATCCCATCCCCCAAGACCTGCCCGCAGTCCCCCCTTCCCTTACCCTCCACCACTACATGGCATCGCCTTCTTGATATGCTTATGATCGTCTCATCAGGTATTCATGACAACAGTCACCTTGGGTTCTAATTATATATATCGATTAAACGTCCATATGCGTGCCTTCCTTACGTCGCTGAGTGTGGGTAGCTGTATTGGTATTCGATAAACTATTTGAGGGGATTCTAGGGCATGATTTGGCGTTAATGGGTGTGGGGTGTAAGCAATTGGGTGTATAAGTGCAAGGAATTGGTTACAATTGAGTATATGGATGCAAGTAAATAGTTGGAGGGGTACCCCTAAGGTGGTAGCGGATGGAACGATCCACCCATATGTGTACTCATCATCACTCTCGTTCACGTATATAAATATATAAAAGAATGCTTACAGAGTACCTTGATCTAAATATTACTATATAATTTCTATATCTTTTTACAAATAATTAAATCTTTTGCTTGACAAATGTACTTTTAATGCTTATAATAATAAGAGTTGGAAATTAAACTGTCAAATTATAGTTTACAATTATAGCACTTTCTGTAAAAATAAACGCTGGTGCTTATATTCAGGGGATATCAATGAAGAATGAAGATATAAAAGATTTGATCATTCGTCTGGATGAAAGATTAAAGTATTTAGCAAATCGAATTGATGAAAAATTAATTTCACAAGATAAAAAAATAAAGAGTGTCGATACAAAATTCTGGACAATTATAGTTTTGTTTATTGCACTACTTATTAAAAATATTGTTATTTAGGGAAATAATCATGGATGAAGCAACACTTTATTATGTAATAGCTGGAATAGTTTTTGGAGCTATATCAGAAATAATTGGTATGTTACCAATAAAAAGTAATTCGGTTGTCCAGATTATATTAAACATTGGGAAAGCTGTATTTAAGAAATAATTATGGCACGTAAATATCCAGGGGGAACTCCTCGTAAACATCCACATGGCCATAAGATGATGAAAGATGGTAAGTCTCGGGTATATACTAAACCTGCTGAACATGCTGAAACGCGTGGCACACTAAAGGGTTTGAATCAGAAAGAACTTGATTTTATTAAGGTATTTGCTGGTGATCCTGTAGCTGCTGCCAAGGAAGTCGGATATAAGGCACCGCACCAGGCAGTTAAACGGTTAATGATAAAGTCTGAAATTGTAGCTGCTATTCGTGATCGAGAAAATAAAGAGTTATTTTCTAAAGTAGCTTCAAGAGTTAAACGCCAGGAGTTTTGGACGGATGTGATGCATAATGAAGAAGCAAATATGGCTAATCGATTAAAGGCCTCTGAGCTTCTTGGTAAATCGGAAGGTGACTTTATTGAGCGTCATGTTATTGAAGAGGATACACTAGAGGCAAGATTACGCAGATTACATCAATTACGATTAGAAGCACCACAACCGGAAGCAATTGAAATGAAACCATGTGAGGGTAATGCAGTAACCTTTGAACCAGCAGAGGAGTAGAATGATATTGAATTTAACAGGACAACACGTAGAGGCAGTAAAGATTCAACCAAAGTTGAATACTTTGAAATCTCTGATGCTGGAACGGAAAGATATATGGGATCGTCTTGATAATGCGAAGCGTAGAGCGTGGATTAATTCTGATAAAGATCCAATCATGTCATTGGCATGGATTATCTATTCCTGGCTGGGTTCCAATTTCTTTGGGGGGTATAAACATGGCAATAATTAAGAATAAAAATTTTTCACACGCTCGAACTAGCAATTTGATTGTATCAGATGGGGATATAATAGAAAATTGTAATCTAGTACAACCAAATTCAAATACTTCTATTTGTTCAGGTATTTCTAATCTTACGTTTATTGGTTGTAATCTTGTTAATTGTTTGATTCCTGTTGATGCTATTGCAGAAGATTGTCTTATAATTCAGAAAAGTTTTTGCTCGCACCTTCATTTAGAATGGGATCTGACTTTATGCGTTGAGAATTGTCTTCATGTTGTTGATATAGATGAAATCTGGATTGATGATATTTTGGTTGATACAACTTATCATTATGAGGATACCCTATTATGACAGATCGATACTCAGATACAGCAGGTTCTAATACCAGTCCGTATGAGACTTGGGCAAAAGCTGCTACTGATCCACAGACAATTGTTGATTTAGCTGTTGCAGGGGATTTTAATTATTATCGTGGTTTAAAAACACTTACGGCAGCTATTGATTTTGATACAAATGCTGGTGATAGTACGGATGGATATGTAAAGCATATTGGTTGTGCTGCTGATGGTAGTGTTGATGGAACAAAATATGTATTAGATGGTAATACTGCTGCTGCAAATTGTATTGTATGCGCAATGGCAACTCATTGGATTGAAAATTTTGAAATAAAAAATGCAACAAGCCATGGTGTTAGTGTTCCTGTTTCTGCTGTAGGATGGGTTTATTTAAATACATTAATACATAATAATGGTGGTGAAGGTGTTGAATTAGGTGCTGGTACTACAGATACGGCATTTATTTTGTGTGATATATATAATAATACAAGCCATGGTTTATCTACAGTTTATAATAATACACGAATTATATTTACTACTATTCATGATAATAGTGGGTATGGAATGTCCGGTGGTAACTATTGCGAGGAAGTTCTAATTTATGGTAGTATTATTCATAATAATACAACATATGGTATACATGATTTAGACACATCTTGTATGATAATAAATAGTATTATTGATGGTGAGGGTCGTGGTGTGTGGCTCGGCAATAGCAGATTGTTATTACTTGGGAATAGAATTACAAATAATACATACGGGTTAGAGCTTAATAATTATTTAGGTCTTGCTGGTTGGAATTATTTTCATAATAATATAACTAATGATGCTATTGAAGGTATTGCTATGCATAATATTCCATACAGAGCAGTATTAACTAATCATCGTTTTGATGAAGGAATTGATGGTACAAACAAAGTTGATATAGATGCTGATGATGGGTATAATGATCGCACTAATGATGATTTTAATCTTAAAGCATCAAGAGAATTAAATAGATTAGCAATTGATTTGGAGTTTGGTAGCTAATGGCTACTTCTAAATTCTATATAACTGCTGGACTACCTCCCAAAGATAGCCAAGGGGATGATGGTAGTACTAAGTTCTATATTTCAGCAGGACTTGTACCTGATGATTTTGTTGGCGCAGAAACAGTAATAATAACAAAAGTAGGATTGATATATACGGGCAAATCTGTTGTAGCAAATATTGCTATTATAGAAGATATTACTAAAGTTGCATTAACTTATACAGGTAAGTCAATAAAAGCAAACAAAGATATTTCAATTGGTAAATTAAGTTTGACGTATACCGGAAAGTCAGTTGGAACGAGTATCGATGTAACTGAAACAATTACTAAATCAGCATTAACATGGACAGGAAAAGATGTAACTGCTGTTTGTGGAACTGTTGAGGAAATTACAAAAGCTGCTCTAACTTATACTGGTAAAGCAATCACTACACATATAGGTGTGGTTATTGGTAAAGTTGATTTAACGTATACTGGAAAAGGGTTATTACTTAATCAGGTCTTTGTTATTTCAAAGGCCGGATTAACTTGGACAGGGAAGTCTGTTGTAGCAAATATCCATGTTATAGAAGAAGTTGGAAAAGTATCATTAACGTTTACTGGTAAAAGTATAACTACAAATGAGGTCATTACAATTAGTAATGCACAATTAACATTTACTGGTAAGACGATTACAATTGTTGGTGATGTAACAATAAGTAGAGGACTGAGTTCATTAGGAGCATCATTATCATTAACATAGGGAAGGAATATGTTTTTATTTAATTTTAAGGGAAAAGATGTGCATGTAAATCCAAGTGCGGAACAGAAATTACAGCGTGATTTACAACGTTGTGAGCGTTTGAAACTAAAAATGGATGAGATGATTGAGAGAGGGCAAGGAGCTTCAAAACGATTTGAATCATTTAATGATGAGTACACATTCAGAATGTTGAGAATTAAACGTGAACTACAGCGTGAAGGGGGTTAATTGTGGCCTGGGTAGTTTATGACAGTTATTTGAAGGGTATGTTGTCAGGCGAATTTACTGCATTTGTAGATCATGATCTCGATACATTTAAGATTGCGATGGCTACAGTAACTTATACGCCAAACAGAGCAACACATGATTACTTTAATGATGTGACAAATGAGGTTACCGGAACAAATTATACTGCTGGTGGCAATGCTTGTGCTAATCCAGCTGTAACTGTATCTGCAAATGTGATTAAGTTTGATGCAGATGATCCAGCTACATGGTCACAATCTGGATCTGGATTTAGTGATGCTCGGATTGCAGTTTTATATAAAGCTACAGGTACAGCAGCAACATCAAATCTTATTGCATACAATGATTTTGGAGCGTCTAAGGGTAATGTTGATGGTGATTTTACTATAGAGTTAGATGCTGCGGGGATTGCTACTTTAGGTTCTGCGTAATATGGATGATCTTGATAAACAATTAATTGAATATATAGAAGATTTTGAGGTATTTGCTAAAGAATGTGTTGTGATTAGAGATCATGATACCTCAATGTTGTTGCCATTTATATT